AACCCACAAGGAATACTACCTCATTATACCCTGCCAGCATAAGATCTTGCAAGATAGCAACAGGTTGTTTAGGTCCAGAATGAATCTTCCCCCTATGCTCTGGGAACATCTTCTCCATGTAATATAATTTTCTATCAGGTGGTAATGGATTGCTACCTTTCTTGTCTACAGTTTGTGAAATATAAATGCGATAGTCATGAGAACCTGCTGCTCTTTTTACACCAGCAAAGTTTTCTTTATGACCTGTAGTAGGTGGTTGAAACCTACCAAAAGTAAAGTAGCAAGTATTACAATTTAACGCCATTGCTTCTGTAGGGTGAAGTTATTGTATGCAAACTCCATACGATTGACAAACTTAATCATATCACCATCCTTATGAAGAACATATCCTTCTGGAGTTGTGACCTTATATCCTTTCTCTGTCTGGACATAGGTCCGGAACTCTTCAAGGTGGTCAAGCTTATCTATAACCATTTGCTTGACTGTCTGTAATTCTTTATACAAAGAGAGCATTGATTTAAACTTGTACACATTATCTACAACATAGTTCTGACTGTTATATACAAGATTTCTTTTTGCTGTTAGGTTTGCAACTGTCTTAATTTTTGCAAGTTCTTTTTCCATCTTATCGCCATAGAAATTAAGCATGTCATACATTGCTTCATCTACATTTCCAATACCACGAGCATTCTTAATTTCATTATTAAAGAACTGTTTTAGATAAGATGCAATATGAAACTTCTTATCTCCAGTAGTACCAGTAAGAACTACCAGTTCATCTAGAAAATCTCCACAGATCTGACACATGCGTTCAATCTTAGTGATATAACTATCAAATTTTTTCATTTCAGTTGGACTAAATCCAACTTTATTCATGGGAGTATCATTTTTTATGACTAATGCATCAGTAGATCCATTAACATCAGCTCCAGCAAGTGCTTGCATAGATTGAAAGTCATCACCTCTGTAATGTGTATGAAATACTACTCCAATTTTTGACCTACCTGCTGCTTGTCCGATAGGATGATCTACTGGAATGCCATATGTAATAGTATTAGGTCTAAATGTATACAGTTTTTCACCATTAATAGTTTCAGTTTTTACTGTTGAGTCAGTAAACATTAAATCTCCCTGCACTATCCCCTTTATACCTAAGGCAGCAAAATATTTCAAAGAGAATTTTAATTTCTCTGCTAAATCTCCTTCATAATACATGTCAACATCAACATCCGTATAGCAAATCTTTGGTGTTTTGGCGAATACTGATTTAGTTCCAACAAAAAACATCCCACTATTAGGATCAGTACCACAAATAATAGACGGAGCACCATCCCATTTGGTTTGCATAAAACCACCACTCTCTTCTTGCCCTAACATCTTGCGAAGTTCTTTAAGGAAAGACACAGCAGCTTTACAACCCTCAACTCCATAGTTAAGCATCTCATCTTCCAGATGTTCTAGATGTTTTAGTTGTTTAATGTTTGCCATTAGTCGTTAAATACCGTCTCAATACTTTCACCCTTCATCTTATATCCTGACTGTAACTTATCTGGATATACACGATCTGGATCTGCAGCAGATCCTTTATCGGAAGTGTTTCTAATATTAAATGACATATCTAAGAGAGGTGTTTTTAAATTAATGTTTACTCTCTTTGCACCACCAGTTTCACCACCATATGATACGGATACATTACTAGCAGTAGATGCTTTATTTAAAAATGCCTCATCAATTTCTAGATGTTTTATCTTACCTTTGTTTAGATGGACATAATGAAATCCATACCCTAACGATCCCTTAATAAGTTCTTTTAGTAATCCCCTATCATATGTTGGAGAAGAATCAAGCACCTTAAAAGATCTATTGCCTGATTGATACTCATTAAAAGTTTGACATAATAATTGCTCATTCAATCCAAACGTTTTCATCAAAGCTTTTCCAGCAACAGTTTCAATTTTAGATGCCTTTACTTGATCAACTGGAAATACCTCTTTCTTTAATCCAAGATTAGATAAGTTAGTAGTGCCACTCATCTTCAGTGAAAGATAATACTTATGTAAAGGTTTTCCTTTACACTTAGATTCTAATGTTAAGTCAGTAACTGTTGCACCAATATTATATCCCGTTGATGGTGAAGCATTTCCAATTTGCCAATGTCCATTGACAATTTTCATAGGTCTAGGTTTATTTTCTGCACCTTCTGCTATTACTCTCACCGCAATACAATCTTCAAGATGATAATGTTTTACTAGACCGTAAATAAAATCTTTGTATTTGTTATTTGCTAAGTCATCTGGATTTTCAATCCAGTCATTGATACCTGATTCTAATTGCCCTTCAAATAAATTTCCCCTATTACCTGTACCACGATTACCTCTACTACCATCACCAAAATCAAAACTAAGAGAAGTTAATTTTAGTTTTCTTTTTAGTTCTGCTTTAGTAAATTCTGTTTGCAATGCTCTAGCAATTTTTACTGCTTTTTTATTAGTCGGATTAAAAGCAATAGGGTTTTCCATGCCATATGTATTGACAAGATAATTCCATAACCTCAATGCTTCTGCAGCTGCAGCATTATCCATATGCTTTACAGCAGAACCTGCATCTGAGAAAGTAGATGGTATAAGATTGTATGCCATAAAAAACCTCCCGTCTAACTATTTAGATGGGAGGTTCTTAAGATAATCTTGTTCACTTTGATAAGGGTGCGTTTGTCCTGACCATATTTTATATCCTTCTTGAAGTTCTGGCAAGAGCCACTGGTCCACCCGAACACATTGATCCCAGTTGGCAGGATGAGAACAACTCACAACTACCACAGTGAAGAATGCTCTCAGGTGAATCCAGAAGGTAAGCATTATTACTCAGTAAAATGTTTATCCAGAACTTCAATACGTTCTTCTTCGTGTGCAATGATATCAAGTTGTTCTTGAATTGCACCGAGAACATCAGGGTGTTCACCAATACCTACAGGATTGTGTAGGTATACTTCTACATTCATTTTTGCTTTCTGAATGTTACCCTCGGCATTGCTACGTAGAGCAGCGAGAGTATTTTCTCTTAGATTACAAGACATTAGTACAGTTCCTCTTCTTTTTCAGATTCAATAATTACATCCGATGTTGGATATGAGACACAGGTAAGTAAAAATCCTGCCTCAAGTTGATCATCATCAAGGAAAGACTGCTCACTTTGATCAACTGTTCCTTCTACAATTTTTCCAGCACATGTAGAACATGCTCCAGCACGACAAGAGTAAGGCATATCAACACCTGCTTCATCTGCTGCGTCAAGGATGTATTGATCATCGGCACAATCAAAAGTAATTTCGTTGCCGTCAGGTTGTTTAATGATTACATTCATTTGTATAAAATTATTAATTTGAAGTATTATATATTAACGATCGTTAGCAGCCCTTACCTCAGATCTGTTGATTTCAAAACTTCCACCAGGATAACGCTTCTCCAATTTCTTTACGTTGCGTTCAATTACCTCGTCAAAGGATATATCAAGTGCCATTGTTGCTTGAGCCACATACCACATAACATCACCCAACTCAATAATAAGATGCTCGCGGTTATCTTCGTTCCACGGTTTTCCTTGGAAGACCATTTTTTTAATGATCTCAAGGAACTCACCGCCCTCAGCATTAATTCCAACGCCAGCAGTAAGCAGTCTCTCAATATTGGCACCTTGTCTATCCAGATCACCAATACGGTCAGCGAAATCAACAAAGTTTGTAGAGCATTCTGAAGTAACTGCTGCCACAAATTCTTCATAGCGATTAAAGTTAATAGTCATAATAATTTAGGAGTAAATATTTTCTTTTAAAAATTCGTAAGAGGTTGGGAGTGTTAGAATGTTTTCCTCCATTATTTTAGCATACTTTTTATAGTCTTGGTATACTTTTTCAATATCAGATTCAAAATTATCTTTGGATCCATTTCTCAAATAATGATAAAGATGATCTGCATAAGGAACATGCCCCATACCAGCCATAATATATGCGATACCATGTTTTTCAGGATCCCATCTATGTGCTAAAGAGTGCATTTGATGTACATTTTCATAAAAAGATGTTGATCCATTTTCATATGAGAAATGCATTTTTCTATCAGTAAACAATCTAGGATCAGAAAGTTTAAACCAATCTTTAAGTTCCGTTTGGTATTTCCAATAAGGAGTATCGGATCTTTGAGAAAGTTTATAGTGAAGAGAAACAAAATGCATGTATCCAGACACAACTAACTGAGCTGTATAGTTGTAAGAGTCTCTATCAAAACCAGTAATATTACACTTACGTCTATCAAGAGTTTCAACCAGTTGATCAATCATCTCATGAGTAGAAACAAGTCCTGTGGATTCTAGTGGTTCAATAAAACCATACGAAAGACCTACACCAACTACATTTTTAACCCAACCTCTTTCTCTTACACCATGTCGGATATTGATTTTACGAATTTCAATATCTTCATTACCTACATGTTGTTTGAACTCTTTTTCTGCATCATCATCACTGATAAAATCACTAGAGTAAACATATCCAGATCCCATGCGATTCCACAGAGGAATATTCCATGACCATCCACTGTTTAATGCTGTGCAATTAGTAACGTTTCGGATCTCTGTCGTTTTATCTTTATAAGGTAGATGAGTTGCAATAGCTCTATTATTATCCAACCATGG